CAGAAATTCCGCACGAACATAAGTGCGCTCACATAATTGCGTTAGATAACGGCAACTATGCGGCTCAGCCAAACAACAGATGTATATGGGATCTGCCTTCATTCACAGTTAAGGACAATATTCCTGATTGGAAAGTTCAAACAAACGAATGGAATGTAGAAGATACCGGAGCATGGAAAACTGAAGACACCGACAATTTCTTTTATGAGATTGAGGAAAAAAAATGAGAATATTAAATGAATATAGCAGATCTGTTAAAGAAAAATGTAGTAATGATACCTGTTGTTGCTTCTCTTATAGTTGGAACGTTCACAGGCGTTAAGTATATCGTAAGTCTTACTGAGACTATTAATAAAAACCAAGCTGCAATTACAATAATTAATGAGAAAGATTTAAAAAATCAAATTGGATACATAGCTAGAATACAAGAAAATCAAAGCCATTTATTATTAAATATAGAAAAAAACAAAGGTAATACAATTGTTACAAATGATAAACTTAAAACAATGGAAGAAAAAATAAAACAAATAGAAGCAGATTTTAAAAGTTTTTTAATTATGCGTGCTACATTAGTAGAGGGAAATAAATAATATGGAGTGTGCCTATATGGAACCAGATATGAATTACAAATTTACTGCTATATTAATCGTTGCTATTTGTATCCTAGCTTTATTTGGAGGCCCACCAAGATGAAATTTACTTTAGTAATATTTTTGTGTTCTTTTATTGATAATCAATGTTTACCTCCCGCAGAGGTTAAACAACCTTATAATTCATGGAAAGAATGTACTATTGCTGCATACGAATTATCTAAAAAACTAATACTTTCACAAGAAGAAAAGTTAATTAATAAAAATAAATTATCCACTAAATTTACGTGTACAGAGGTGAATGAGACTTAAATGATTGATAGATTCTGTTATAATTTCTTTGCAAAGATGGATGATATTTGTGAATGGGTTGCAAACCGTTTTAATAAGAAAAAGAAAAAATGAGTAGAAAAACTAACACTATGTTAATAAGTTTATTGGGTATGATCCTTATGGGGCTCGCTACATGGACTTTAGTTACATTAATAGAACTTCAATTAACAGTAACCATGATTCAAACTGATTTGATGTCTATTGACAAACAATTTGGAAGAGTTTATAATTTCATTGATTCAGTTAGAGGAAAATAATGACAAATTGTAAAAAATGTAAAAAAGAATTTGAAGCTAAAAAAGAATTTGATATGTTCTGTAGCGATGAATGTAAACAGGAAGCACTTGCTGATCTTGACAAAGACAGCGATGAGTGTTTAAGTTGTCAATAATGAAAATATCCGCAGAAATAGTAAAAGGTATTTGTCCAACATGTGAAGAAGATACAACTTTAGTTGGTTTAACACCTGAAGTTTATAGATGTATGAACTGTGGTGCAGATCTACAGCAACATGTAAATGGTAAAATAACTTATTTACCTATCATGGCTTCACCTCCAGATAAAAGAAAAATGCCATATGTAAAAGAATGGAAAAATGGCTAAAAAAACAGGAGCCGAGCACGCACCTCGTGATAAACCTAGGAAACGTCCCGGTCGACATAAAAAATCAAGAAATAAACAGGAAAAACGTCAACAAAAAGGTTGACACTAATCATTTACTATCCTATATTCCTAATTAGAAAGCGAGGAATATGAAAAAAGTAACAATCACAAGTAAGAATATAAGTGCGAAACAGTGGACTAATTTAATGTTAGAATTAAATTTAATTAAGAAGCAGTGGAAACAGTATGCAACATTAGATATTTCAGGGAGAGGTTTAGAAAAAATACTAGCCTTTGGAACTAAAACATACGACCCATCACAAGATAAAAATGACTAAAACATTAATAATATTAATATTATTATTTAATGGTGAGTTAGTGAAAGAAAAACTGGTACTGCCAATTGAAATGGACGTACATGAGTGCTTAACTTTCTCAGAGAAGTACAGAGAGACTGTTTCTACGTATAACAGTAACATTACTGCTCAAGGGTGGTATTTAAATGACGGAAGAGGGACTATACAAGGATTTATTTGTTGACATATCTACAAAAGATCCTATATAGTCATTATAAACAAATGAAAGGTAAAACAAAACATGACCGATATAACTAAGTATAGAAATGTGTCGTTGACACATGAGACTTATAAAAAATTGATAACGCTATCCAAAATATTATTACCGGATGCTAAATTATCAATTAGTAAAACCATTGAATCAATTGCAAATGAGAAAGCGAAAAAATTAAATGGCAAATTCAAAAAAGCGTAGGCACAAAGCAATCTGTTCTGAATGTAATGGAAATGGTTACAAACAATTCCAAATACAAGAGAATGGAAAACTGAACGAAGATAAGACAAGCAGAGAGCATATAGTGTTGCAGTGTGATACATGCGATTCGGAAGGAGAAATCTATGTGGATGAGTCCGAAGTTGTTGACGTTTATGTTGATGATGATTTTGTTACAGGTGATGTTGGTAAGTTGCACTAAGGATTTGACTCCTAATCCTTATACGACGGTAATAAAACAAATAATGAAAGGAAAAAATGAACAGTAATATTAAATTAGATATACCTTATATTGCAGGAATATTTGATGCTAAAGGCACTATCAGTAGTAGTAAGTCTTCAACTTTAGGTAAAGTTTGGAGAATGGAAATATCTATGGCAGATAGAAATGTTATGGAATTGATTCATGAAACTTTAGAGTGTGGTGAGTTACGTAAAATTAAAAACCAATGGCGTTGGAGATGTCGTAATCAAGATTGTTTCTTTGTGGCTAAAACATTATGGCCTCATGTAGTTATTAAGTTACATAAAATAGAACAAATTATTGATCATTATGATCCTCATATGCAGGATCTCGATGACAATGTAATTGAACTAGATAGATTTAGAGATAACATTTGGTTTGGAAAGGAAAAATAATGAGAAGATACATACTTGAACGGATATATCATTACTCAACTTACTTGACGAGTTGGTCATGGCAAAAATTATATGGTGACAGGACTAAGAGAGGAAAAAAATAATGTCTAAAAAAAATATAAAAGCAGATAACTGGGATGGGAAATCTAGAGTATCTAATGATACTTATAGAAAACGTTGGCAAGAAATTTTTGGAACTAACCCCATAGCTAAAGCAGTTAGAACTCCTAAGTTTAAATCACAAGTTATTAAAAACAAAAAGAAAGACAGTTACTTTAACAGCAAGTCCGTTAAAGAAATGTTAGATGAGATGGATTAAATTATGAAAACAAATAATTACAGAATAGGACGGAGAAGTATTTCAAGGGACGGTGGTAGGTTCCTGGCAGCAATGTCGACGTTGGTTCGGATCTCTTGTTCCTTATTTCATTATACCGTTAAACCAATTACTACCACAATAAAAACAACCCATGAAAGGAATAAATATGAGTGATTATAGAGTTAAAATATCAATAAGAAATGAAAGGTTATTATCAGCTATCGAGGAGGCAGGTTATCCTTCTGCACGACAATGTTCAATTGCTAATGGTTATCCAGAACCTTTCGTAGGACAATTAGTTAGTGGTTCGAGGAAACCTTTAGAGGCTAAAACAGGTAAGCCCACTAAATTTTGTAAAGAAATTTTAAAAATTCTAGGTAAAAATATAGAGGATTGTTTCACACCAAGACAGCTCCAGGGATTTAAAAAAAGTAGTTATCAAATTAAGGTAGATGAAAAAGAACTTAAACAATTAGTCAGCGAACATAAAAATGAAGGGGGTACTCTTCTTGAATCTGAATTAGATAAAAAGATTACACAAGTTCTATCAACTCGATTAGGTCCTCGAGAAGAGAAAATGATCAGAATGCATTTTGGGTTAGGAAAGTATAAAGAATACACTAAAGCTGAATTAGCTAAATATTACAATTTAAGTGACGATAGAATAGGACAAATACTAAAAAAAGCTATTTTCAAATTACAACATGTTAGTTCTGCAAGTCTTCTATTGAGTACTGGATTCTATGACAAATTTACTAAGGTAGATGTAGATCCAGCAGTAATGAATGAGGCAGAAGTATATTTACAACGAGAACAATCAATAGCACAACAATAAAAGGAAAATTATGTCATTAAAACAAACACACCTTAACGGAGAACCAAGACCTTTTCACTACCGAGACAATGTTAAAATTGTAGGTAATGAGTATGATTTAAAACACTGTACAAGTTGTAATCACGACTTATTACCTAAGTTTTTTTCAAAGAAAGGGACTCGAAATGCTATGGGTTCTAATTATCTACAGGGCCGTTGTAGACCTTGTTCCAACGCTATTGATAAAGAACGACAATATATAAAAAAAATTGCTGGTCCTAAACCCTTCTTTTGTGAATGTTGTTTTAAGACTACTGATGATCTACAACGTGATCATATTCGAGGGACTTACATCTTTAGAGGATGGGCTTGTAAGAACTGTAACACGGGCCTAGGGCTCTTTAACGATAATTTAAGAGGGGTGCTTGTAGGTGCATTGTATCTGGAAAAAGATCCACAAAAAATTATAGACGAATTAAATAATATAATAGAAATAACCAGATGATCAAACACAGTAAACGTTATACCTACATACAAGGCAAACAACTCACGGACCCCGGATCAGGGACTCGGATGTATGAGATTAGTAACTATAAATTACCGAGTGTTACTACTGTATTAGGAGCTACAAAAAACCAAGATTTTATAAAAAAGTGGAAGGCTAAAGTAGGCGAGGTGGAAGCAACACGGATCAAGGACCACGCTTCAAGTCGAGGGACTTGCATGCACAAGTATCTAGAGCACTATGTTCTTGGAACTAATATCATTGATTTAACGCCCATAGGTCAAGAAGCACGGCCCATGGCGGATAAAATTATAGAGATGGGTCTTGCACCCGTAGACGAATATTATGGTAGTGAAGTTATGTTGCACTATCCGGGTCTTTATGCAGGGGCCACGGACCTTATTTGTTCTCACAATGGCATGGAAACTGTTGTCGATTTTAAACAAAGCAATAGACCAAAAAGAGAAGAATGGATTGAAGATTATTATATGCAAATTGCAGCATATGCCATGGCTCATGACTATGTTTATGGTAGCCACATCAAACAAGGTGTCATTATGGTTTGTACACCGGATCTATATTATCAAGAGTTTAAGGTTGAAGGATTACAATTAAGAAAATGGAAACATGCTTTTCTAAAAAGATTAGATATGTACAATGAATTACAAAAAGACGAGAAAGAAAAAACTAAACCAATGAAAGAAGAGGAGTTTAATAAATGACAGAAGAACCAGCAGCTAAAATAAGAGCAAAATTGAAAGGACAACAAAGTAGACACAGAGCCAAAATTGAAATTTTGAATGAAATTTTAAATTGGATTGAACTTGGTAAAAGCTTTGAAGATATACAGCAACAGTGTAGTCTTAGTATGGAGTACCATGATATGCAGGTAGACGTTATTAAAGAACAGATTAAAGGTTTATTTATACCAGGAAGAAATGAATCTGAATAATGTTCTAATTGTGTCTGAATTAAGGCAGAAATAAGTCATGATTAGGGTGTCGAAAGGGTGTCGAAATGGCGTAAAAGGGTGTCGAAAAGGTGTCGAAAGGGTGTCGAAAAATATGTACATTAGAACAATTCTAAATAATTATCACAAAACTGCGACATATATGTACAAGATAGTAAACAAATGGTTACTAATTTCGACACCTGCGACACCCTTGCGACACCTTTTCGACACCCTTTCGACACCCCCCTTTTGGAAGATTTTAAGAAAATTAATGAGTAATAGCGTGGGTTATAGAGTGATAGTAATCATTTGTTTACTAATTTCGACACCCTGTCATTTTTTAGCGCCATTTAAAAAAAATAAAAATAAATACACACTGTTAGGTGTCGAAAAATATCACTGCCTTATTTCAGACACAATTGAGGCAGTTTTTATTTCCCCTGTTCGTGCCTATATTTTTGATATATACAGAACCCATGCCTAAACCTAAAAAGAAATCTAGACAGTTAAACACCTATGCTAAACCCAAACTTGTAAAACAACAGGTTAAGTTTCCATACAGTAGATATAAAATTGATTGGTGTGATATCGTAACTGAAGGCGGTTGGGGTAGTGAAAAAGAATTTAATAATATGAAACTAGCAACACCGGTAAGTGAAGGCTATCTATTTAGTAAAGACAAAGACACTGTTAAAATATTTGCAGGTTATGATATTGATGATGATGGAACTATTACTTTCTCTGAAAGATCTGTGTTCCCTACTTCGTGTGTATTAAAAATGACTAAACTTCACTAGATGGCTCATCAGTTATCTCTTCTACCTGACCTTCAACAACGTCAGCATTTAAAAGAGGTGCGTAATCTTCTAGTATTTGTTTCATTTTGGCTTCCAACTGCATTTCTGATAGTTCTTCTAGCTTTCCATGCTTTATTATTTTTCTGTCTATATATAACCCTGCTGCTTTGCCTCGGTTCGTTTCAGCATTTACAGCACTTGAAAAACTTCCTTTCTTCAAAGCCATCTTTTTAATTCTATCTAATTCTGATATGTGGCTTTCATAAGTCACTTCAAATTTCTTCATTCTCTCTTCTTTAAGTCCACCTACATATTGTACTACCAATGGTGATAGTCTAGGATTCAATAGTTCTGATCCTTCTTGTCTACTTCTATTTTTGCTATATCCAGCTAATTCAGCTGCTTCTGATTGAGAGACCGGGCCATCAGGCCCACCAAATACTATGAACTCTGCAAACCTTTTCTGCATCTCAGTTAATCTTTTTGGAACTCCCATGTTGACATTTTAAGGTAACTATCCTATAAAGTCAATATGAAAGATGAAGATAAAACATTCGAAAATGAAAGGCAATTTATGAAAGAAGTTGATAAAAGAGTAGAAGATAGAGGCCCAGCTGACTTATCTTTTGTTATAGATGATTATAGAAAACAACTCTATGAAATGCAGCAGTATAAATCTAAATGTATCCAATTAGAAAATCAACTCAAAGGTAGCAAGGCTATCATTGAAGACTTTGCAAAGGCCATTAAAGAATTAAAAAACTTTGAATTGTCTCAAGCTAAAGAAATAGATAGACTTAATGAGTATGTTCAGATATTAGAACTGCAGAAGAAAAATAATTAATGTTAGTTCACGATCTTCAAAATTTCTTGTCTAAGTTTACTGAAGGAGCCAAAAAAGGCACTCAAGGTAATGTCTTATCTCATGCAAAAATCTTTGTTGAACGGGACGGCTTTTTAGAAGAGATAAAAAAAATGGAAGTACATGAGAGTAATATTATAGGTCAACCTGGTCACAGATTAGTCTTAAAAACTCAACAAGAGAAAAAATTTACCATTGCTGATAGTCTTAAAATGGGCTCATAATGCATGCGTGGGTTACCCTTAAAAACCTATGGGTCCAGAAGCTAAATTATATCAAAAACTTAAGAAGAATTGGAATCAATTTTCGTTCAATAGACTGGAGAATTCCAGCTTACTTGGTACTCCTGATGTATTGGTCTACAATAATAATCGGCACTTTTTCACTATAGAATTAAAAGTTACAAAGGGGAAGAAAGTTCGATTCAGTCCACACCAAATTGCCTTCCATTATAAGCATCCGACAAATACTTTTATCATAGTAGAGGCCCTTGGTCCGAGGACCTTGAATACTTATTCAATGTACAAGGGATCACAGATCATGAAGCTTGAAGCTTGCGGCTTGGAGCTTGAAGCTTGGTGCCTGGGGCTTGAAGCTTGCTACCTGGAACTTGCTAAGCTTGGAGCCTGACGCTTGGAACTTGGAACTACTGCAGCTTGGCGCTTGTCGCTTATAGCTTCTTTTTTCCTGAGTATGGGTGAATGAGATCGAACCGGCGGTCCGGGATCCTTGGCCCTTCGACCGTGGCGCTGGCACCAGCCGGTGCCGTTTTTAAAAAAATCCATTAGTGCTCACCGTAACATACATTTGAAACTGATTTATCCCAGCAAGCTCTACAGTCCTTACACTTATTGCCCTGAAGAGGCGCGGGGCATGTTACATCAATTTTTTTAGTTGAGACTGTTGAAGTATTGGGCCAGCTGGTCCCTGCTGCCTGGTCCACCATTGGAATGGAGAACCGGACAACAAGATTGTCAGGAGCTTCAACAATATAATCTTTGGTCCATGCTTCACGCGTTGGCATCCAATGCTTAACTTCAGGCGTCAACCTACAGACCTCGTAAATTCGTCTTAGATGGTCCAGGTTTTGAACATCGCCTGAATCGTGCCATCTAAAATATTTGACCTTTTTAGAATTGATTTGAGCAGCCATTGCTTCAACCCATTTAGGATGGGTTAATGACCTGAAGCGCTTATATTGCGCATCGATAACATTTTGGAATCTATACCGGCCGCGCTTGTAGGCGTAACAGTTAGCGCAAACGCTGCCAGCTACAGATCTAAGCTTAGTCCCAGTTTTGCATTCGTGAGCTGGTGTACTGTAAGCAAATCCAGGCATTTTGCCCGGCTTGCTTAAGGTGTGTGTTATTGCTTGAGCTTCTTTTATATTCATTTTTATTTCTCCTGTATAAGTTAATTTAGTACTACTATTTAATTGTGTTCGAATTAAGGCTTGCCGCTTGGAGCTTGTCGCTTGAAGCTTGCAGCTTGCCGCTTGTTCCTGGCCCGTGGACCTTGAAGCTTTTGAAAAATCTCTCGCAGCTGGCAACATAGGCGCGCGGGAGGCGCCTATGATCTTCTAAAAAATAGTGTGTTAGATCTCGATGTTTAATTCTTCTACTCATTTGTGATCTCCTCGTGTGATAATCGGGTCTCGTCCCATGGACCGCCCAGGTGAGCTGGTTTATCCTCGTCCCATATACCTTTAACATCCGGCATGCTGGCCACGCTGTAACCAGCAGCCTGCAATGCATTCTTAATTACATATGCTGGATCCTGATAACCTTCAGGTTCTTGCAATTGTCTCCATTCAAATTTAACTTGTGCTTTCATTGTCTCTCTCCCTTTGTTTTGATGCATTGTCTTCTTGATCTTTTTTAACAAGACGCAGGATCTCTTCTAATGATTCCGCTATTCTAACCAGCGGGAACCATGGATCGTATTTTTGTTTATCTTCGTTCATATATTTCTCCTGTATTGGTTAACTTATACTGTATCATGCA